TGTATACAACGCCCGGTTCTAATTGATACCTGCTTCTTAAAGTATTGTCTGAATCAACATATACGTCAGCGCCGGTGTATGTTTTGTCATACTTGCGGCCAGCATACCCTACAACTTTATCAAGTACACCGGGTTGAACTAACGGATCTAATACTCCCGATAAAAACTTCTCATTTGCACTAGTTTGAAAAACTACTGGAAGAAGATCAACTGTTCTTCTAATTGGTACACCACTGTTTGGATAAAATTTATTTGACATAATCTTTTAGTATGTTGTTGATACAACGCTGTTAATATTTGCACCTATTTCAGATGATGTGATTGCTGTGACTATTTCAACATCGTCAACTGTTGCGCCGCTGATTAATATCTCGTCTGATTTACTTTGAATTTCAAATAGGCTTCCAAATACCTGTGTAGATTGTTTAGGAACAATAACAATATTTGCTAAATCCGGAGCGACGGTATTTAAAATATAAGTTGTTAATTCGCTCATATAAAATCTGTCACCAAAGTCCCAATTGGTTATGTCAAAAAAGCTGTTAATTGCTGTAATAACTCTAACTTTTAAATCATTATCGTTAATAGTTCTATTAGGATTCTTAACTACTTTAAAAGTAGCCTGCAATTTTGCATCTGCTTTGCTGCCAAATAAAACTTTATATTTTACTGAATGATAAATTATTTCGTCGCTTAGAGATTTGATGTTAGCTAAATTTGTACCAAAAGAAATCCTTAAGCTATCACTATCAGGTGCTACTGGTTCAGTGGCTAACGCTCCGGCTAGGTATAATCTATAATCGTCATTGTATGAGCGTGTCAGCATATAAAGATCAATAATATTGCTAGAACTAGGATCAATTCTACGACTTTCACTGGCATTGTGTATATATTGGAATTTTAAATTGCGTCTACCTATGTTGGCTTTATATGATGTAATCAAATCAAGTGTGTTGGTTGTTCTATTCACTTGCTTGACTACATCTACATCAACATCATAAAAGTAAATTAATTGTCCAGCTGGATATGTTACTGCATCATTAAAATCAATTGCAGATTCTTTTTCTCTAATTAATATTAAATTATTTGAATTGTCTAACAATTCAAAATATGTTGTTCCGTACTGGTCAGTTGTTTCTTGAAAAAACAAATAGTTTAAATCTTGGTCTGTTCCTACAATTTGTTCAAATGCTTCAGGATTGTCTATTACTCCGTTATTATTCGAATCGTAAAATGCTAATTTGACTTCAGCGGTGCTTTCATATCCGTCATCAAACTTAATTGTATCGTTTAATGTGAAAGGAATATCTTGTTTTAATTCAGTAACGGAATTACTTCCGGTGTTTATGCCTAATACTTTTACTTGATCCTTAACAACATTTCCTAACTTATCGTTGTACTGAGCTTCATTAGTATCAAGGTAAAACCTATTTTGCCTAACACTACCGAAAACGTAACTTAGTTTTCTAACTCTAATAGAGTAACGGTCTGCTTGTTTAACAAACGCTACTGTCCACGAAGAATCAACGTTGGTATTCGTAGTATCGCCGGCTTTACCTAAACTAAAATCACTAACAAGATTAATGTTAGATGCAGTAATGATATTCCAAGTTGAAGTTAATATATCGTATCGTAACCCGAAATTTAAATTTTGAAAAGTTTGATTTACAATTTCAGTTTGTAATGAAGTTGTTAGATCGTTAGCAAATCGTGGAACAATCCTAGTGGCTATTGCGCCAGTTGGTACTACATCGCTTAATGTTATCGGGCCTAATCCGTTAGTTAAGATTCCTCTGCCAGCATTGGTACCATCACCTACAACTTTTACAGTATTAGTCCATATCCTGTCAGTCTGTGCAGGATCAGCTGGATCAATTGGTACTATCTTGCCGGCTTTAAATGCACTTCCTACTGGTGGCACAAATTTAATCAATGCACCAGTGAACAGATATTTTAATTCACTAGTAGAATATGTACCTACTTTTAACAATTCCCCAATTTTTGTAAAGTATCCTGTAGGAGTTGTTGTAGTGATCGATCGCCAAATAGTGTTTGTATCTGTAAATAAAATCTTATCGAAGTTTGTAAAATAAAAATTATAAACATCAGCATCTGTAAATTCAGGCTCAATAACGTTATTAATAAAATTAATAATATCTATTCTACTATTAAATTTAAAAGATAAAGTATTTTCGCCACTTTCTTTATAAACATATCCGTCGTCGCAAAAAATATTTACAGAACTATATTTTCCTGACGCATCGATGATATCATAATTTCTAGAAATGCCGCTGGATGTTCTATTGATAGCTTTGATCTTTACAATATTTTGACTACTGGCCAACGGTGCTAGGTTATAATCCTCAGCAGTGATCATTCTGTTCTGAGTGTAGTATACTGCGGGAGCATTGGTTCGAATTGTATCAATATCCTCTGCTGCCGCGGAATTTGCAACTGTAGACTGTAATGCAAGTCCAACGGTTAATGTATGTGCAACTCCTGTAGAATTAACATAATTAATGCTTATGTTGATGCCGCGCATATCGCCAGGATACACCGTGTATGACAACCCGTTACTTGTTCTATAGTAAACTCTAAATGCACCTTGTGGTAGGTTACCGTAAATACCATCTGCAAATACTAGATCAATGTTGTCATTTTCTTTAGTATTAATTGCATAAATGTCTCTAATATTTTGATTTACGCTGTTGTAGGCAATGTTATTTCCTACAAGAGATGACACTTTAGTCCACTCGCTTAGTTGAGATCCTGCAGATGTTAAGGAAAATAACCAAACATCATCATTGTTGATATTTGATGCATCAACTGCAATTTTTTCATTTGTCGTAGGAACGTCTACACTAAAATCAGCAAGTTCTAATGTTCCTTGTTTAAACAGTAGGAAGAAACCAGTGTTAGCACTGCCTGGGCCTGACCCATCATTTTTATAAACAAATCCTAGTTGATTTCCGGGAACGGGAGGTTCTTCGTAAATGTATTCGCTGTTGGCAAACGCGGTAGAAACAATCTCAAACGGCATTCCTCTAGATGCTACAGTTTTACTGAACGCAAATAACGGAACATCGGTGCTGGTTGTTCTTAAACGATATTGCTCAGTAGGAATACCTTGAATAGTAGCGGAACCCTGACTACGACCAAACTCTGTATTATCTGACATGGCAGAATTTACTACTAAAATAAACTGCTCTAGCCAATTGGTGTTAGTAGGGTCATTCCATGAAATATTTTGATTAGCTAGGTTTTTACCATTACTATCTAAAATAGTATCTGTTGTAGTGATTGATGTAAATTTTAAAAGACCATTGGATGAAACATTACGTTTGGCATTGTACGAAAGCATACGTGCAATGCGCAGGACGCTTTCTTTAGTCTCAGCTAGCTCAATAAAGTTCTCGCGGCTGGCTAAATCAATACGGAAGGATAGGCTTTGCCCTAAGAATGCAATCGCATCGATAAGCGCCATGTATTCACTACTTTCAATATAATCATTGAAATCTTCTGGATAATTCTCACGAAGATATGTGATTATAACGCGGCGTAGATTTTCAAAATCGTAACTTTTAAAGTCTGCGTTTTTGAATGTTTGGTAAATTCTGGTCCAATCTTGGTTCAGAATTAAATTATTTTGTCTGCTTGTTGTAGTCATTTCCTATCCCTATACCAATATTTATCTAACAAAATTAAGTGGTCACATTATGACGGAATTAGTTTTATCAAAATTAAAAGACATGCGTTCAGTAATGTTAAAAGGGATATAAACAATGTCTGCTTGTATCCTAATACCTTGATCCGTTGTGTCTATTTGTATTTCATTTACTGCAATTCTAGGATCGTAGTTGATAATGTCTTCAACATCTTTGGCAATTATTTTCTTAACATCATCTGTAAATTGTTCAAAAAGCATGTCCCAGATAACTGTCCCAAATTCTGGATTTTCTAATTTCTCACCTTTACGGATATAGAAATGATTTATAATGTCTTGTTTAACAAGGTCAATATCATAGAGTTTATAGTTGTTGGCAGATTCAACAGAACTAAATCCTTTGTAGGTAAGCACTCCTAAGTTGTTGGTAACTTGTGCATTTGAAGTTGCTACAGTTTTTTGATTGTACAGTTTGGTTGCCATATTAATCT